ATAAAATGAATATTTTTCAATCAAGAATAAATAATATAATAGATAATCATATTATTGCCCCCGCAATTGATAATATAATTGATAATAATATTGACTTAAATATTAATCCAAATAATATTGACTTAAATATTAATCCAAATAATACTTTTATCAAAGATACTTTAAAAAAAGATACTTTTATCAAAGATACTTTAAAAAAAAATACTTTAAAAAAAAATAATGATTTTATTGAACTAAAACAATCAAATAATACCAAGTCAAAGGTAACAAAGACCAATGGTGGAAATATTATTAAATTGATTATAATACTATTTTTATTGTATATCATAATATCAAGTAATATATTTACACGTACAGTATTATCTATTTTTGGCAAAAGATGTATTCGAAATGGATCGGCAACTTGTTTTGGTGTTGTTATTCAAGGAATATTATTAGTTTGTTTTTATATGCTTTTTGCATATTTAGTAAATAAAGGCGCGATATAAAATGATTATTTGAAAAATTCATTAATGACTGGATTATTTGTTTTTATTAAAACTTTTTTGTTTGATTTTGTGTCTCTATTTAATTGACTAATTTCTCCCTCTGAATTGCATACAATTGTTTTATTATTATAAATCGATCTAATTGTTCTTTTATTTGAATGAATAATTCCCAAATTATTAAAAACAATTTTATCTCCATCCATATCGATTATCATTTTTGGTGTATTATTTTTTTGAATCATATTTGAAATATTATTGAATATATTTTTTGGATTATTTTCAATAGAGGAAACATTTGATTTTGCAATTTTTTTGTAATTATTTAATTTTTCCATCTCTGTATTAAATTGTTCTTGCGTCAATTCTCCACCATATTCTTTTAATACATTTTTTTTAGGCGCGGGTTTTATATCATTAATGTGATATCCATTCTTTAAATAAAAAAGAATCTTTAAATTATTTAAAAATTTATCTCTTTCTGTGGAGCCATCATTTGTACTACTAATTATTTCTGTAACGGCACAATTAAATGAACAAGTTTGGCCATATTTGCCAAATTCTAATGTATTATTTTGTATATTTTCTTTTATAAATGTAGGTATAAATGCAGATTGAGTCTCATCACTAATAATGCAAGTGCAATTTAAACATCTTTTATCAATTAATATACTTATATCAGGTTGCTCATTTATTGGATTAAATTCACTACATTGTGCCATTGTACAGCATCTAGTTAACATATGATCTTCAATTGTAATAACATCTTTTTTGCTAACACCGCTTAAAAATAGAATATTAGGTTTAGTTGTAAACTTATCCATATTAAATATTTGAATTTGGATGTTTATACTATATATGTAATGAAAATTACTTGTATTTAATATAAAAATACATATTCAAATGTATTCGGATCAAAATGGTTCCAGTGTCATGTGCACCAGTTTTACACATTCCAATGCTACACATAGAAATTCTACACATAGTGATTCTACACATGGTAATTCTATACATGGCGATTCTATATGTGGTGATTCTACACATGTTGATTATAAACATGAGGATTCTACACATGGGGATTTTAAATGTGATGATTCCAATTGTGAATCTACTGAAATATATAGTCAATTAATAAGAGGTGATAGATTAACTATTTGTAAATTATTTGTATGTACAATGAGTATGACAATACAAGGTTTATATTTTACATTTGAGCAATTGACGGATAAATTTAAAATATGTTTACAAAATAATAATATTGATATACCAAATTTTACAATTATTGCCGTAAATACAAATTATAATCATTTTTGCTTACCCAATTGTGAGAGCGAATTAATTATTAAAAAAAAGAAAAGAAAAAATCAACAAAAAAAAAGACAAACTCAGGGAGATGAGACAGTATTTCATTCTGCAATTCAATTAACAATATTATTAAATATGACCTACAGCGATTACATTGTTCTAAGTGAATTAGATAGATCAAATGTAAAAAAATATTATATAAAAGTATATCCAACAACTGGAACTACTCAAATTCCAGGAATTATAGATTCGAATTTAAGTGATGGGTATCAGCTAATTAGTGGATTAATTGATTATATGAATTGTATGAATTGTATGTCAAGTTTAGAAACGGCAAGTTTAGAAATGGCAAGTGTAGAAACGGCAAGTTTAGAAACGGCAAGTTTAGAAACGGCAAGTTTAGAAAAGGCAAGTTTAGAAACGGCAAGTTTAGAAATGGCAAGTTTAGAAACGGCAAGTTTAGAAAAGGCATTATATAGTGCATCTAATATAACAATTATAATGATTAATTATAGTACATCACTTAATATTATTAATCCAAGATTATTATTTAATTTAAATGCATTAGGCTCATATATTTATTTGCTTCAAGAATTATTTATATATGAGGGTATGTCCGAATTATGGGCAATTGATAAATTTAAAGAAGGTAAATTTGCAAAATACAATGAGATAATATTACCACCGTTTTTAATTATGGATACAAAATTAATGAATAATGATAAACATATATCATTTTCATTTGTAGAATTACAGGAAGATTTTACTTTAAAAAAGTGTAAAAAAGCAACGGTAAAAGTTTTCCAAGGTGGAAAGATTAATATATTGGGATTAAAAGATTTAGATATTATACAAAAAATTTATAAATTTTTAGATGATCTAATCAGATATAACACTATAAATTTTATTTCTATTAAACCTTTACCAGATTGCGAAGTTTAATTTGCAAAATTTATATTTCTAATGCATCATAAAGGCTTTTTTTTTCATCGGCGGTTCTAATTGAATTATATGCACTTCTGGCATCAGTAATTTTATTATTTGATGCATATCCATCATATAAACTTTTAGAACTTTCTTTTTGTATTTTTTGTTGTCTTGGATATAATAAGAAACTAGGTAATAATTCCAAAGCAATTCTAGCCGTTGGGCTAATTTTTCTTTTCTCAATGATTGATCCAACAACCTGAGATGTCTCAAATCGCATTCTATGTAATTTTACATTTACAGTATTATGATATCCAGTATAATCGGGTCTCCATCCTAAAATTGGAATTCTTCTAGTTCCATTAAACACCGTTTCAATTCCCTCAGCGACGCCTAAAATAATTTCTTCCGCTAGAGTTGAATATCTATTTCTGTCGTTTTTTAATCGAAGAATATTTAAAACCCCATCAATTTCATCAATGGAACTGTCCATATTTGGTTTGGTTACACTTGTGCAATCAATACCCTCATCTTCTAATGCCATTCTTAATTGTCCAATTTGTTCCAATTTAGATGCTTTATTATCTCTAAGCCTTTCTTTTTCCTCCCCAATAGCGGTTTCGGTTTCATTTCTAATGTTTCCAACAATATAATTAATATTTCTTCTCTCTTCTGGGATAGAAGTTAGCGCCGTACTGTACTTTCCATTCTTATCATGCTTGCCATTCTTATCATGCTTTCTATGTTTTTTATAATGTTCACTATCAGTTGAATCTGATCTACTAGACGACCCAGAGGATCTAGACGATCTAGATGATCTAGACGATCTAGACGATCTAGACGACCCAGACGACCTAGACGACCCAGACGATCTAGACGACCTAGACGACCTAGACGACCCAGAATATGATGATCCCGATCCAGACGACCCAGAATATGATGATCCCGATTCTGAATCAGAATATGAAGATCCCGATTCTGAATCAGAATATGAAGACCCAGAATATGAAGATCCAGAATTTGATAAACTAGAATTTGATAAACTAGACCTTGATGATTTATGATTTGATGATTTATGATTTGATGATTTATGATTTGATGTTTTATGATTTGATGTTTTTGAATGATAGTTATCTTTTCCCATATATAATGGTTTGATCATATTACTTATATTATCAGCCCCAATTGGTCCAGTTTTTGTTAACTTAACATCATCATCCAATAATTCAATCCCAAGTTCATCTGCTAATTGATTTAATTCTTGAGTATATAATTTTACTGGATCATTTTCGCTATGTCTACTTGTTTTATCTTCTTTTTTTCCCATAATATCTTTTTCAATTTTTTCTAAATCAATCCCTTGTTTAATATTTTGTTGATTCATTAAACTAGTAATGCCAGCAATATTTGCAGCATCTAATCTTGGAGCCGACATTTTTTATATAGATATATATATTTACTTTTAATTAATTTAAATTTTAATTTGAAATATATACATATATAAAAATGTCATATAATTATATTAATAACAATGATGAAAATTTTTATGTAAATAATTATGATGGTATATATATAAATAATGGAACTTTAAATGAATATAAAAATAATCAATATAATTATAATAGGAATAACTATGGAAATAGAGTAGCAACTAGGCAAATAAAATACGACACTCCTCGAATAGATGTATATCAACCTATTGGATATAACTATAATAATCAACATATCAAAGATATATCATCAATACCATCTAATTCTGAAATAGAATTATACAAAAAAAATAAGTTTGTCTCTACACCTGATAAATTTCAAAATTATAATGGACATTTTTCCACTCCAATAAGAAGTGGATCCCCCACTAGAAAAACAATCTCAAATATATTTGCAGCAACGTCACACATAAGAGAGCCCGAAACATTTGATGGGAACAATCCATATATTGATTGGATGAAACCAAATAATAATCATTTTACTTCAAATAATAATCATTTTAATTCTTCAAATAAAGACCATTTTAATTCTTCAAATTCACAGATATCATCATATAATCCATATAACTATGCCTTTATACTAAAGGTTATTTTATTTATTATATTAATGATATTGGTGGTTGTATTATGTGTATATTCAGCAAAAACATCAAATAAAAAATTAAATAAATCAAATTATAAAGCAATAAATGGTGCGCTTTTAGATAATTGTGGGTAATTACTTTTTCCATATATTAAATATCCTAAAACTTGCATAAATGAATCTGCAATATGCCCCCTATCTGTTTTTTTTGTATATGGTATATTAGATTGAAAAATTTCTTCAATTTTATGAAAATTATATTTGGCGTGTTCTTTATTTGCGGTATATAAATTACTGTATTTTTTTATAAAATTTTTATGTTTTCCTATTTCATCGGTGTATATTTTGTTTTTTAAGCTTGGATGAATTAATCTAACTTTATATTCAGAAAATATAGCAATAAGAGATGATGATATCATCCTTGATTTATGATTGGATCCCATTTGAAATTCAATAAAAATCTCAATATCAGATATTGGGATATGTTTTATTTTTGGCATAATATGTTGTTTTGTATAATTAGATATTTTTACAATTCGATCAACCGAATCAATTTTTGAATCGGGTATTTTTGGAAAAAAGTCAATTACTTCGCCGTCAATCAAATTAACAATTGAGGAAGTAAATTTCATAAAATTATCTTTTGATAATGATAAAAATAATTCAGATAATGCGCATTTAATATGATTAGGGTCAAGATTTACATAGCTTAAACTATATGCAAATGTTTTTGTAGCACAATCAAAACTTAAATAATACATCTAAAAAAATTAAATTTATTTTTTATGTATAATTGAATTTATTTTTTATGTATAATTGAGTTTATTTTTTGTATAATTGAGTTTATTTTTTATGTATAAATGAGTTTATATTATCAGAAGAGATAATATTTTTTTTAATAATAATGTCCATATTCTCCATTTCCTCTTTTGAATATTCACATACCCATGCAATATATAAAATAGTCGTATCTGAATTTAATGATATTTTAGTATCAAATCCACGTTTTTCTAAATTTTTTAAAATTGTACTATACATAAAACGTTGTATATCAATCCTATCTCCTGTGGATATGTGTGTAAACATTGTTGGTAGTTCATGCGTAATTACATTACGCCCCCATGATTTTTTTGTTTTTAATAATTTTTCATCTATGATAAATAATTGTTCTTTTATCATATTTTCCACTTCTTTTGACTTTAGTGTTGATCTAGTTAATTGTGATACAGTAAGCATTTTTTTAATTTAATTATTTTTTTTATTAAAAAATAAAATTACATATATATATAATTTTAATATTTAACATTTTTTAATAAAATATAAACTAATTTGTAAAGTTTAAAAAAATGTCAAGCGCGGCGATTTTTAATTTAATTGCCAATGATGGAAAGGCAGATCAAATGATTTTATCAACAAATCTTTTAAATCAAAGACTTGCTGATATTATTAATGTAAAGAGTAGAAGTGGACTTCCTGGAACACCGACACTTGTTGATATTGAAAGGACACATATTTTATATGTAAGTGCACACTTTAAACCTTATGCTGCTATTGCATTTGAATATAATAAAGTAAAGCCACAAAACGGCAATATCAGTTTTGGAAGTTCTATGCAATTTAGCATTCCACAATTTGGAGATTTTTTCAATGATATGGTTGTTCTTGTAAAAATTGGACAAGCTAAAGGAAATAAAGTAATTTTTCCATCTAGACCCGTTTACATTGAAAATGGCCATAGTGGAGACAGTGGCTGTGGTGGTGGCGATGACAGTGGTGGTTGTGATGACGATAGTGTGTGTGGTGATAGTGTTGTTGATTGTAATGGTAGTGGGGGTGGAAGCCATAGTAATGCTAAAAATCCATTTTTAAATGTTGTATTTACAAAATTAAATAGCAGTCTTGTTATTGAAAATCAAAATAGCACTAATGCTGGTAAATTATTTCATGGAAAAAAAGATTGCCCAGTTTGGGTTGGCATTTCATATGCCTTCACTGATTTTACCGGCGTAAAACTTCCAGTTTGCCCAGATACTGGCTTGCCTAGACCTGATTTAAATCTTACGAATCTTATTCGCTATTGTGAATACCCTGGTCTGTTTTTATTTAGTAAAGTCAATTTTGATGTAAATGGAAACCCACTTGATCAATATACATATAATGCCACTACTATTAATGAAAAATATAGTGTACCTTTAAGCAAAAGATATGCATATAATGCTATGAATGGTCAACAAAATGTAATTAGTGGTACCGGTGGACTATTTACCGCTTCAGTTGTTGATCAAGAATATCTAAATGGTTCCGTTACTGGAAATCAAATTGGTGCTTGGGATTCTGGGCAAGCAGACTGTCCAGTTGGATTATTTGGAAATGTAGTTGGCACTAATATTGGTGTGGTAAAAAATGGAAACAGTGGAACTACACTATTGAACGCACATAGTGCTAAAGATCTAGTCAACCCAAAAACCGCCCAACAAGGCCAAGTTGATGTTGGTCAGAATGTAATTCAAGTCACTAATGGTCCACAAACACCAAAGCCGGTACAACCACCATTGTCAATGTGGATTTCATTGAATTTTTGGTTTAATAAAGATGTTCGTCTTTCTATTCCATCAGTTTCTATTCCATATGGTCAAAGATTTATTACAATTACAACATCAGATCTACAAAGTAGTAATAAGGGTAGTTTGCTACATGAATCCCCCGCAGCATATTTATGTAGAACTATTTACTACAATTCTACAGACCCAACACAACGTTTGACTAGAATTGATGACTGTGACACTATTAAAAAATCATATACGGCTTGGGGTGAAGGTGAAATGGGTACTAGACCGGGATTTCCTGGAATTGTTTTTGATTATAAGATTAATTCAACATTAAGTGTTCAACCAACAATAAATGCGGAATTGTATATTAATAATATTTTTGTGAATCCTGAAATTCATGACATTTATATTAAAAGAATTGGATTTTCTCTCATTAGAGTCCATCGTGAACAATCTACATCAATTACTTCAAGTGGTAGATCTGAAACATTGCTATCATCTCTTAAGTGGCCAATTGAATATATGTTTGCAGCGCTTCGCCCAAATTTCAACACAAATACTAGTCAAAATGTAAATAGTTGGAGAGATTGGCATAGATTCTCTCGAGAATTGCCTGCATTTCCAGAAGGAATTCTTAGTGGAAATTATAGTGAATCTCTACCAACTGGGGGTGGTAATCAAGGTAGTAACACTGTTACTACTTTTATTGCACCAAAAAGTATTCAAAGATCTCAATATTTCATTTCATCAAATACAATTAATCAACTTTCACTTGTATCGCATGGTATTAATATTTATGATATTGCTAACTCATCTTTTTACAATTCATACCTCCCATATAGATATCAAGATTGTTGCAATACAAGTTCATTAGAAAATGAGCCATCTTTAATGTTTATTAATTTTGCGCTATTCCCCGGAACATACCAACCAAGTGGACACTTAAACATCAGTAGAGCCAGAGAAACATATATTGTTCTTGATTCTACACATACCAATGTAAGTGCTAATTCCAGTTCTTCATATGTATTAATTATTAATGCATCAGCAATCAACTTTTTGCTAATTTCCGATGGAAGTGCAATTTTAAGATATAGCACATAAATAGGCATGTATGCGATATAAAATTTTATAAACAATACATAGTACATTTTATAAACAATACATAGTATATTTTATAAAATTTTATATACAATACTACTAATATGCCCAAAAGCTGTAATATTTTTAAATCCTAATTTTTTGCAAATATTATTATATTTTTCATTATCAGTATCAATTTCAATATAAGTCAATTCTTCATTTAAATGTAATTTTGTATATTCAGATATAATGATAAATATTGAATATAATATTTCTTTTTTTTGATATTTTGTTTTTAATAGTATAGATATTTCATTGCCATAGCTATTAAATTCTATATTTATTGCCCCTATGTTTTTTGCGCTTTTATAAATAATAAAATTTGTCATTTTTTTTGTGGAAGAAGAATGTGAGGTTAAATGCAAATCATGTTCAAATTTTAATGATGAAAATATTAAATATGGGTATTGTTCATTTAATATAATTTTATCATTGCACATATAATCAAATTTTTCATATATTGAAGTAATCCATACAATATCATCCATATCAATTGTAAATGTACACTCAAATAATGTAATTTTTTTATCTTTAAAATCATAATTATTCATATAGCTGAGCAAAATATTTATTTTTTTTATAATTGCACTATTTAAAGTTTCTATATCATTTAATAAATAATATTTTATAATTTGTATACCATTTATAATAATGTTATAAACAACAATATTTATCTCAATTTGTTTTTTTATATTTTGTGGCAATTCTGTTATTTGTAAATCTGGATGATCTTGTAATAATTTATTAAATTTTTCTTTTGTGGATATTACACCTAAATCAATATTATTTGTATCAAATTTTTGACCTAATTTAAATTTTACAGATGATATTTGTTTATGTGGCAATATATTAATTTTTGTAGAATGGCTAGATTCTATTTTTGGAGAATGGCTAGATTCTATTTTTGGAGAATAGTTTTGTTTTCGCCATACAAATGTATCTCTAACCTGTGGATCTTTTCCCGAAACAATTGTCCGGAATGCAACAATTCCTATATAAATAAATCCATTTTCAGACAATACAGAATGCGCTTCTTTTCGCATCCTACCATCTGGAATATATCCTAATATATGCCCGCCACACCTTACCGCCAAGGATGCCCTTTTAAACATTGGTTTATAAAAATATTTATACCAATCATTTATATCTTTATAACTGGTCGTAGAGGTGTTATCTCCCTCATATAATTCCTTGTCGTAAAATGGTGGGCTTAAAAACGCCACATCAAACTTTTGATAGTAATTTTGGCCATCATATTCATCTTTATGAAAGAGATTAGATTTTTCAAACGGTGCGCAAAATATTTTCCAATCCATTTGAAATAATAATTCATTTTCTATTGTGTTTTCAATTTTTGAAATTTCATGATATATGTTATTATATACTTTTTGTAATTTAACATTTGTATCCCATCCCCTATAAAATTTAACACCTGAAATTGATGCAGCAATTAACCTATCACCCCAACCAGCCGTGCAATCTAATAAACTAGTTGCTTTAAAATATGAAAATAAATGAATCCCTAATGCAACATTAAAAACATTACAGCCTCGTGCGCCATAATATACCATTTCCCTTAATGCTTTCATATCATTTATTGGGCATTTAGACAAATACTCTGCTTTATTTTCTTCCCATATTTGATATGGGGACTTTTCTTTCCTTTCCGCACATTGAATCCGAACTGGCTCCGCAAAGTGATCAACAATGCTATCGGCAAGCTCATAATCATCTGGAAATGTTCTATCTATTGTATATATATATTTTCTGTGATTACCAATCAATTCAATCATATCTTCTGATATATATGTATTTTTAATATCGCCATATAATGTTTTCAAGGTTGAATACATATCTATAAATTTTGGCATATAATATTTTCTATACGGAAAATCATCTTTTGAGTCAATTGTATCAATTGACATGAATGCATCTTTTGAGTCAATTGTATCAATTGACATGAATGCGTCTTTTGAGTCAATTGTGTCAATTGACATGAATGCGTCTTTTGAGTCAATTGGCACGATCTCATATTTTTTTGATATTACTTTTGTAAATACATAGTATTCAATTCCATTTATTTTTTTATGTTTTTTTTCTTGGGTAAAATCTAATTTATTTAGCAGTTTAATTGCGCCAATATTGCTTGGTAATATATGTGAGATTAAATCTTTATTTGCAAATTCCATTATTTCACCAATAATAAATGTTGCAATATTACATTTTCTATATTCTGGAATAATGAAACACTGAAGTATTGGATCAACTTCAATAAATCCAATTACGACATAATTATATAATATTGCAAATTTATATCTTGTTGGATCTAGGCTAAAATTTAAGAATTGACCACTTTTTACAATTATTTTTGATATGTGTCGCAATTGTTTTAATTGATCATTATTGCACAATTGTAATGGTTGTATAAATACTTGGCTAAGCATTTCAGTAATTATTGAATTATTTGTAAATAATATACTATTTTCCAATAATTTAAAATAAACTGGCCGTATTAATGTAGCATATCCTTGGCGTGCTAATAATAATTCCTTAAATTGTTGAGATTCACAATTTAAGCCATCTTCACCTAAAATAACTAATTCATTGTTATCATAACTAAATAATTGAGTATCTAAAAATTCATTAGTGTTTAACTGAAATATTTTTTTATATAATTTGTTTTCATCATCAATTTTAGTATTATTGCCAATATTGGTAAAATAATATAATCTTAATGCATTTTTGGTTATATATGAATATACATAAACAGTATTTGACATAATCAAAAAAAAAGAATAATACTATAATATTATATATTTATACATTTATTTTAATATTTCTTTTGTATATTTGTATTACTTATATTTCTTTTGTATATTTGTATTACTTATATTTCTTTTGTATATTTGTATTACTTATATTTCTTTTGTATATTTGTATTACTTATATTTCTTTTGTATATTTGTATTACTTATATTTCTTTTGTATATTTGTATTACTTTTACATTCTTATAAATAATTGATTATGTTCGTTTTCAATAACAAAATGTTTTTCATTTTTTATCATATTTTTTTTAGTTACTATAAATTTATCCATATTATCAATATCTTCTTTTATTTTAATTAATAATATATCTTCAGTATTAAATTGAAATGGTTTAAAATAATTATATTTAGTTGTTACAATTGGATATTCATATTTATTTGATAAATACGTTAATAAAAAGTTATAATTGTGTGTAGATGATATTTTTTCTTCATAGGTGTATATAATATTTTTTTGTTTTATAGCCTCAATCAATTTAAAATTAATATCTTTACACAAAATAACTGAATTGTATATATTAGTTGTTTTAATTAGATTTGGGCATATATTATAATCAATAATTTTTTTATTCCAAATTGTCAATAACAAATTTATATATGCAAATAATAACATTATTGTATTTATAATACTATAATATTATATATTTATACATTTATTTAATTGCGGTAGGGGGGAGAGCATCTTTATCTTTGTTGCCCCCATCTTCATCTTTGTCGTCATTATTTTTTTTGTTAGGTGTCCAAAAATTCAGTAAATAGCTACTCTTTCCTATATATTTTCCAAAATTTAGAAATACTTTTCCAGTATATGTATAGTACGTTTTATTTGTAGCATTTAGCATACATACTACAAATATCATAAATAAGGTAACGATTAAAGCATAAATAAGTGTTATTTTAACGATATCATTTTTATGCCTAACCGGTAATGCTTGCTGTACTGATTTAGTTGCAACACTTGTCCATGCAAATGCTACAATAAGCGCCAAAGTCGCTGCAAATAATGCAGCCACATTAATATTACTACTTCCCATATTAAACAAAAATAAGTATACTATATAAATATATATAACTATATATAAAAGTTATATATAAAAAATATAATGAATATATCTATTTTATTTGAACCTGACGATGAAGCTGGCATCAATAATAATGAAATAAATATTACAATGGAGACTAATACTCAAATTCGAAATAATAGAGAAATATTTAAGGCATCCCCAAATTTAAAATTTAATCAAACTGGAAAAATTATTATATTCGAAAATAATATAGAAAAACAATCTATAAATTATTCTATAGATATTAGCAGTGATGAATCAAGATGGTATCAATTAAATGGATTATCCGATACGTATGTTTTTCAAGTAAAATTGCAAAATATTAATGATCAATTAATATTGTCAAAAATTGCAGTTCAAAAATTATTAGGCAGAAAAAATAGATTATTAAATATTTAAAAAAAATAAATGATTTAATATTTAAAAAAATAAATGATTAAATGATTTAATTTTTTTTTAAATTTTTAGAAAAAATTCTATTAAATATTTAATTTTTAGAAAAAAAAAGTATATAATATATAATACACAATAATATTTAATCATATATTTAATATAATTATTTAATAATTAATTGTTAAACTTTAATGGGTGACATGATGGCCGAAGGTGGCAAGCGGAGGCGCAAAAGCACCGGGGTAAAAAAAAGGAGATCTAAATCTAAAGGTGGAGAAATGAGCGCCCCTATGACTTTGGGTGGTAAAAGAAGAAAAAGGTCTTCAGGTGCAACTGTTAAAACTCGAAGGGGGAGGAAGAAGACCAGTACCACAACCACAACAAAAAAGAGAAGGAGAAAGAAGGGAGGCAGTGGAACTTGCACTGGTGGTAAAAAAAGAAGAAGAAAGAAGGGTGGAAGTAAAACTTGCACTGGTGGTAAAAAAAGAAGAAGAAAATCTTCTTCTAAGAAATCCACTACTAAAAGGAGACGTAGAAAGCCATCATATACAGCCCCTAAAAGAAGAAGGAGAAATAAAACTGTTGGTGGTAAGAGACCAAGGCGCCCAAATACTGGCACCAAATCCAGAAAATCCTCATCCAGAACTAAAATTGCCAACAGATTGAGAGCTAAAAGGCTAAGGGCTAAAAGATTAAAGGCAAACTTGATGCTAATGGCTCCTAAGAAAAAAAGGAGAAAGCTAAAGAGTAAGCTACTATCAGCACCTAAATCTAGAAGGAGAAAATCCAGACGATCTAAAAAATAAATAATAAAAATATATAATTAATTATATATCTATTTTTTTTTTATTATGAATTCTCTATTTATTTGTTTATTTTTTATATTTATTATAATTATTGCTATACTTATTATGTGCATACCCTCAAAAAATAATAATCAATATATGGGGGGTCAAAAATATAATAAAAAATTAATACAAAATAACGCAAATTTTAAAAATTTAACGCAAAATAAAACAAGTTTTAAACACTTAACGCAAAGTAAAAATTTTATACAAAATAACAACTTTATACAAAATAAAAAATCAAATATAGATAAAAGTGTTATAAAGGCAGAAGGTTATATTGAATTTTCAAAAAAGGTTTATTCAGAAATATCTACACATAAGATTAATTTAATAAATTTAGACATAAATAATAAAAAAATAATATTGAAATCAAAAGATAAAGGATTTAAGGGTAAAGGACAAAAAAAAGAAAATTGGTCAAATTTTGATACATGGGAAAAATTACAAAAGAACGCCATCGCAAAAAAAGAATATTTAGACCAAAGAAATAATATTATAAATGATCCAAATTTAGATTGGTCTGATGTGTTAACCGAAATAAATCCAAAATTAAAAGAAAATAGAGAGTATATAGGTGTTATTAACTTGAGGCCAAATACTAATAAATTATATATTGTTAAATATGAAGGATCGCCAACATCTTCTGATGAAGAAAATTCAGATACTACATTTGCAAGTATTCCAAGTGAACTTGTAAATAAATACTCAAATATAGTCGCATTGTTTATGTTTCATACTCACCCCGAAGATATTAGGGGATCTCCATTGCCATCTTCACATGATTTATCCGCAGCGCTATACTTTGGATCTATTTCAAGATTTGCATCAAGTGTTATTATTTCTAGATATGGTGTATTAATGTATGGATTATCAACTCATGGATATAATTTATTAACAAAAACAAAAGATTATAATTTAGCCGTGTTAAATTTAAGTTTTGATATTATATCCGCACATGAATCAATTAGAAGTTGGACAAATTGGAAATTAGACGATTATGTAAAATTTTATGAACAATATAAAATGTTTATGTATATATTTCCTACTTCTGAATACATTAGCGATAGCGTTAAATTAATAAATGAATGGAATATTTCTCAACCCGTAAGCTATGATTTAATCATAGAACATTATAACGACATTCAAAATTATTTAAAATAATAAATAACATTCAAAATTTATATATCTCTAATTGATTTTTTAGATACTTGCACTTGATCTTGCGCTTGCACTTGCGCTTGCTCTTGCACTTGTGTATTTTGTAGTTGTTTATTTTTTTTATATTCATTATATAATTTGCTAAAATCCTCATCATTTTTCTTTTTATTGCAATTACCACCACCACCCATTGGTTTATAATTTTTACCCATTACAGCAATTACATTTGGACATACATGATCACAGCCACAATTTGCAGTATGACCACAGCAAGTTGCTTGTTTCATAAAAACTAAATTTGGTATACATTTTCTCTGAAAAAGTCTATTTGCTATATTATTTATTAAATGTTTATTTTTTTCATCTATGTTAATTTTAAACAAAGAATCATCATTGTCCTCTAATAATTTTTTTTCTTTTAATTCATCCATAAGTGATCTATTTGATTTTTTAATATGATTAATTCTATATATATCGGTATCTTCAATTTTGCCTTTGTCCTTGTCTTTATCTTCGCCCTTGCCTTTGTCCTTGTCTTTACTTTCAATTTTGCCCTCGCCTTCGCCTTTGCTTTCAATTTTGCCCTCGTCCTTGCACTTGTCTTTGCCCTCGTCTTTGCCCTCACCCTTGCTCTCTCCCTTGCTCTCGTCTTTATCTTCAACTTTAGTTTCTTGTACAATTTTCTTTTTTCGCCCTCTTTTTGGCTTTACGGCTTCAGTTGTTACTACTTCAGTTGTTACGACTTCTTTTGTTATGACTTCAGTTGTTACTACTTCTTTTGTTACGACTTCTTTTTTTTTCCGACCTCTTTTTTTAGGGGCTTCAATTACTTCAACGGGTTTAATTTCAACAGGTTTAATATCTGTATTAAAACTTGGCAATTCTAAGGTTTTATTTAATTTTCCTTTATTTGTCATTGGAATAGATAATATATTGTCATAATTAGTTTTAATTTCTTCTATGGTGTCATACATTTTATACCCAAAATATTCAAAATCTTCTTTAAAGTGCTCATTTACTCTTTCTAAAATTTCTTGATTTTCATAATATTTATAGTAAGGAGTTTTTGTCTCTTCTTCTTTTCCTTTATTCATGATAATATCTTTCTCAATTATTTTTTCATGCTTAATTGTTTTTACCCCTAAATGAAGCAATACTTTAATTAATTCTTCATTTAAATTATTAAAATCGCCATAATAATCAAAATCTATTGTTTGATTATCCGCTTCAATTAAATGAGCTTTTTGAGTTATAAATGTATGTGAATATGATACATTTGTTACTTTATTCTTATTTCTTAAAAAATCTATTAATTTTGGCCGTACTGGCATACCACGAGTTGAAAATTTCCATCCAGAAATAACTCTATCATATGGATTTCTTATAAATACAAATTTAAAATAAGTATCCCACATTTTATCTGTAATGACAACATCATCTACTTTTGAAAATTTATTTCTTAAATAAAATATTTTTTTTCTTTCTTTTTGTAATTTTTTTTCTTGTAAATTATCTCCTTTTAAATTTTCTTGTTTAAAATAACGCATAATGCCCCTTCGCCTAATATTGTAGGTTGCATGTACTTTTACAAATCTTTTATGGATAGTGCTATCAATATGCTCAAAACTTTCTAATTTTATATTTGGGACATCTTCATTAAACTCACAGTGATCTGTTCTATATGCTCTAATTCCAGTAAACCCATAATGATTGTGTAATATACTAGAAACCGAAGAGCCTCCATTTTTAGGCAAATGTATAAAAATTGCTTTTAAATCATGATTAATTGATACCATTTTTTATAATTTTTATGATAATTTATATAATTTATTATAAATATATATATAATATGCACTTTTTGTAAAATTATATTTGATTATTTATAGTAATGATAGTAAAATTGACCTAAAACATGAGTGCGAATGTGAATGAATATTTTACATTATATTTAGCCAAAATGGATGATGGTATAAAGGCTAATATAGTCAATAATGGTGGTGAAGTTGTTCTAACAAAAATTGATCCATTTTTAACTATGCAATTCGAGCAAAATGAGTCGACACATGCAATAAAAATTACATCTGAATTGGATAGCTATGGCCGTGAACTTGGGTGCTGTCTTATTTATATGACAAAGGCACAATTTAATAATATTTGTGTTCCTGATTTTTGGAGATATCGCGACAATATCAAATTTAAGTTAAAAAAACAATTAATTGTTGACGATGAGCCACCATTAGCACCACCTATATTAATGCGAAACCAGCCATCGATAACAGAGACTTATTTTACCGAGTCTAGATTTAGAGAGTTGACTCTAAGACTTATTGATGGTGAAGATGGGGGTGAAGGTGATGGTGAGGATGGTGGTGAAGGTGATGGTGAAGGTGATGGTGAAGATAGACTACCATCCGTGGCTCCAGTTTATATTAGGTCTTCTAATACTTAATAATATTTGAATTCAAGCAATTATTTATTAAAAAAGCAATTATTTAACAATAGGCAATTATTTATAACAAAAAGCAATTATTTAACAAAAAGCAATTTAGATAAAATGACCGTTTGCCCATATGTTATTAGTATTCATTTATTAAAAATTAACTCCAATGGCAGTCACACATATAAAATGACCATTTTTAGCATTACCCCAAAATATTTATTTCCACTTATTTATGACATTAATTTTACAAATATTTCAATTAAAGTCCCAATTAAAATTAAAAATAAAAACAGTGCCCATGCAATTATTAAATCAAATATTATATTTTATTTATATTTCTCAACTGAAGAAATAGAATTAATATTAAAATTAAAAATTGGTCAATTTTTGACATTAAATACATTAAATCTAAAAAATGGTGGAGTATTTCCAACACCGCCAGAAGAGAGTAATTATTCAATTATAGTATTTGCTACTTATGACGCCAATATTGAAAAAACTGAACAAATAAAAGCAAATACAATATAAATTTATTTAATATAAAAAAAATGGATTAATATATAGTTTTCTTTTTTTACATTAAATGTAAATTATAAAAAATATGGCAACCACTGCATTAAATGTCAATTTGGTACAACCTCAAGGGCAAATTGCATCTCCAATTATACCCCCAGTGATGCCAGCTAGGCCTCCAGATAAATTACCAAATCAATTAGATATAACAAAACATATACAAGATGTAAATGGAATTACAAATATGCATATACATAGCATTGGCCACAATAGCGATGCCATTGAATTTGTTGGGAGTAAAGATCATGCCAGTTCAACACAGTGGCCAATAACTTCAGAAATGTCAACAATTATAGCAAATAATAATAATTTAAATAGAAAATATCAACCATTAGTTATACCATATAGTTCAGCATGTTATATGTGTAATGAAAATAAAAATAAAAGAGCAAAAAAAATATCCATCATTGTTTTAATTGTTGTTGTTTGCATTGTAATATTATTTATTATTATTGTATTTGTAAATAAAAATAGCAATAACTTGACAAAAAAAGAACAAAGGGAAAAAAATAGAGAAGACCGGCATGAAGGCCAGCATGAAGACCGGCATGAAGACCGGCATGAAGACAAGCCAAAAGACTAAATCTATAATTATATATACAATTATAAATGTACATATTTGAATTATGTATAATTTAAATATATGTATATATAATTGTATAATTTATATATAATTGTATAATTTATATATAATTATTATGTCGTCTAGAGAAGAAAAAATATTATTACGACAATATAGTAATGCATTAAAAGATATTCAAAAAAATGGAATATCAAATGAAAATATAATCCCATTAATTGACGAAAACAATATTTTTGTTTGGTATTTTTTAATTAAAGGATTAAGTGATCCATATACAAATGGTGAATATATATTTAAATTAATTGCACCACCAAATTATCCGGATAAACCGCCAACATTTATGTTTTTAACCCCAAATGGTGTGTATGATATTCCAAGAGATAAACATGGTGGAAAAATTTGTATTTCTATTGGAGAATTTCATCCTAATGATCACCATAGGGATGAAAAAAGTGGATCATATGGATGGCGAAAATGTTTTGGTATGATGGGATTTGCCAATCAAGTATGGGGTAGTTTTATTACATTTGATTCTAGTACAAGTGGGATCAATATTATTAACCCACCGCCATCAGATATTGAAAAAAAGAATTTGGCAAAAAAATCAATTGAATATAATAAAACACATTTAGCGGATATTTATAATAAAATTAAAGAATTAGAACAGTCATTTTTAGAATCGACACCGCCACAAGACCAATTGCTAAAACAAGACGAGTATTTAAAAATATATAACCCAATATTATATTATATTGTAAAGGGAGTATAAAATATTATAAATATTATAATATTTTATAAAATATTAATAATATATTATACCTAAATGTATTCAATTTTAAATATCACAGATGAAATTTTACATAAATCTATTGAAAAAATAAACATTTTTGATAGAAATAAGTATGTATTTTTTTTAAAAATAATAGAAACATATATTATAGATAATAATTTAATTATTGGTGGAGATTTTGCAAATAATTTAATCAATTATGATGTTAGCGATAGTGTTGCCTTTAACTCAACTAAAAATTTTCAACAATCAGTATATGAAATATACTCTGAAGAGCCAAGAGAAGACGCAATTAAATTGGTGTCTATAATATTTGAAAGTGATAAGAATGGAATTGGTAGGTACTCATATGCCTTTCCATATATTCCCAATAATATATATCAAATATATGTAAATAATAGACTTGTATGCATATTAAAAAAACTTCCAATATATAAAGGAATTCAAATTGAAAAATTAATTATATGTCAAAAAATGCCTTCATTGTATGAAAATAAATCTTTTTTATGTATGGGTAATTATATCCAATTAATTAATCTATACAATAGTATCAATAATCCAAATGAATCAACAAATTGGGAAAAATTTATATATTTAGAAAAAAAAATAAGAAAATTATATTTAGCCACACTTGCAGATACACCATTACAAAAAAATGTAACATTACATCAAGACAAAAATGTAACTTTGCATCAAAGCATTCAATTACATCAAAGCATTCAATTAAATCAAAATATAATCAAAAAATATGATATAAGTTTTATTTATACCTATTTAAATAATTCAAATAGAATTGTCATTGGCGATATTGGTATCTATATGTTAAAAAATCACAATAAAATTATAGATTATAATAATATAAAAAATTATAGGATACAGTTATTAACAGAAAATAATTTAGAGGATGAGGGGAAATTATTATCTAATATAGGCCAAAAACATAAAATAGATATTCAATGGTCTATTAGTATGCCAAAATACATAGATGATTTTTATTTAAAAAGATTAACTGCTTATATCATGATTGATGGGAAAAAACAAACATTATTAGATATGTTTAATTATGGAGAATATAATTTAATTGGGCATAATACAATACAATTAAGTGGCATATCATCTATAAGTGTTGGATCATCTATAAGTGGTGGATCATCTATAAGTGGTGGATCCCTTAAGTCAAAAAAACGATATGGTAAGCATAATAGTAAGAATGATGGCAATCATAATGACAGCCGGGGTGACACTCATACATTAAAATATGGATCTGTTTATATATTAATGAGATTTAGATTGATCGATGAATGGATTTTTAATTTATTATATGAATTAAAATCAATTCCAGAATCATATGCAAAAGATATGATTAAACATGTAAGAACTGGATATTTAGAGATATCTAATTACATAGATCACCATTTATCAACGGATGAACAAATAATTTTATATATTTCCAAATTAGAATATATTGGAATATATAAAGATATCAATATTGAATTAAAACGCAAAAAATCACAATTAAATAATTATTATTCTATCTTTTACCCATTAGCACCAAATAAATTTAATTTATTATAAACACAAATTTATAAGATATAAATTTGTAAAGGCAAAAAAAATTTGCAAAATTTGCAAAAGCAAGTATGAAAAAAAATAAGAAGGTATGGATAGCAAATCCATCAAATTTATGCCCAGTTCCAAATAATAATAAAGTAAGTGAATATGTAAATATAATTTATAAAAACATTACAAATGGAAAACAGCCCAGTGTAAATAAATTGCCACAACTTATTATCCCCATTGGTACACCAAGTTCGGGAAAATCAACTATACTAGAGTATTTAGTAAAGGAGCATAGCGATATTGATTTTAAGGATTACGTTTATTTTGATACGGATAAATTATTAGATTATTTGCCAATTGGTGAAAATATTCAAAATATTCCAGATATAAATGGGAATAAAACCGGTATTGGATATGCATTTGGATGGAGCGAATGTATGGATAAATTATCTAGAACGCAAATAGTCCCACTTCTCATTAATAAAATTTTAAGATCAAATTATAATTTTATTTTAAATACGCATTATTTTAATGTCATTATTGATGCGCAATTAAATGGATATTTTTGTATATTGGTTTATGTATTAGTAACCAAAAAAATTGCAAAAGAAAGGGCAACAAATAGGGCGCAAGAATTAGGTCGTTTTTTTTCATTAAATTATAATAATGCATTCGGATGGTCGGAATCGATTCAATATTATTTAAAAACATATAAAGAACAAGCTGTTTGGTATTCTTTATGGGCAGATAGGCTTGTTATTGTAAAAAATAATAAAAACAATACTTTTCCCAAAAAAAATGACTTTAAAATAATTATAACACATCCAAATGGACATTCAAAAAAAAATAACTGGAAAATACATATAAAAAAAATATATAACATGATTGAAACTCTTTCTTTTGAAAAAAGAAAGGAGGCAAAGAAAAGTAGTTAACTCTTTCTTTTGAAAAAAGAAAGGAGGCAAAGAAAAGTAGTTAACTCTTTCTTTTGAAAAAGGAGAACAAAAGAAAAGTAGTTAACTCTTTCTTTTGAAAAAGGAGAACAAAAAAAAAGTAGTTAACTCTTCCTCTTTCAAAAGGAGAACAAAAGAAAAGTAGTTAACTCTTCCCACTATTTAAAAAGGAGAACAAAAGAAAAGTAGTTAAAAAAAATAATACAAAGGATTTATCTCTTAAGTCGACCTAGGCAAGAATTGCATTTATTATGAGTTGGTAGACCATTATCTCCAATATAGACAATATCGGAACAGTCTATACATTGATATTCGGTTATGTTTAATTTTTTTGCACCCAATACAAGTTTATTTTTACATTGTTTGCAAACTTCAATATTTTCAATATTTTTATAGCTTGAAGCTATTAAGCAATTACTCTTTTCATTAAATCGAAAACATCGATCTTTATTAATTTCTTCTCTATATTTATCAATTATATCATATAGTGGCTTTGCTAATTTAGGATTTACTTTAATATTTACTCGATTTTGGCTTGAATTTTTATACATATTTAATTTAGGCTCTTCTGTTGTGGCCTTAGATGCATTTTTTACTTTATCCGCAAATGTTTTTTTGTTTGCTGGGATAAACCCGTCACTTGAGGATGTGTTGCTTAATGTGTTATTTAATGTGGTGTTTGATACATTACTTGAATTGGTTGCCATTTCAGTTGGAGTGTCTTGAATGTATTTTACGCTTAGCATAAATTCAATAACGTTATTAATTTTAATAATTGGTGTTTTTGTATTTTTTTCGGGAAATGGAATTTCTAAATTTCCAGTAATGGTATTGGGGACATTATTTGGATTTTCCACGATAATATTAAATACCGCGCTTGAATCGCCCAATTGCCTCTTTGTCATGGTAATTAATACTCCAGTTGCATCATCTTTTTTTGTAATTGGATCATGACCGATAATATTGGTCTCATTAATTGGCTGGAATGCCTTATATTCTACAATAAATAAAGTGGTCATTATATACTTTGGTATATTATATTTATTATAATATAAACATTTAATATAAATAAAAAAACACTGGTTAAAAAATGCAATATTTGATAAAAACTATTTGGGGTAATAGATTTTACTAATATAGATTATAATAAAATAATAGAAAATCTTAGGATTGATGGATTTGATGGATTTACAATAATATATTTTATTTATTTTTCATATCTTCAAAATTTCACAACATTAGAAATATTAAAAAATATTTATTCTTTCTCACCATTAAATTCAAGATTAAATCAAAATATAAATTTATTAGAATTTATATATTTAACTGCATTTAATAACAAATTTGGAAATATATTACAATCATATGATATAATTAAATTTTTAGAAAATAAAATAAAGAGAAATAAAGATTTTGATTTATATAAAATTTTTTATAGAAATTATTTTTATTATACACAATCAAAATATAAAAAAATAATCATTACAAATAATATAATTAATAAAACAAATAAATTATTAGGAAATAAATTTTATTGCAACTATGCGTTATTAACAATAAAAGAAAAAATATTTTTAAGAAATATATTCTATAGTATTTATATTCATAAAAATAATTATATCAAAATTCACCCAATTATATTTAATTATGATATGTATAAATTATTTGCTAAACAATTATATAAAATTTCAAATATCAAAAATAGTATAAGAATTATTGTTGGTGAAAGCTTTAATAAATTAGGATTATTATTAGATTTATATAGTAAAACAAATAGTTATTATATCCCATTTAGTAAAAATATTTATGATAATGACAATTTTACAATTAGTACAAAATATAAATATTTAACATATCAATATTTAAAACCATTTAGATCAATTATTCTTAAATTAATTCCATATAATATTATGATCGCTACAGATATAATTTATATATATGATTTAATAAATTCAGGAAAGGGAATTCTTAGTTTTGTTCATATATACAATATTATGTTTCCAGAATTTAAAAAAAAAATAAGATTAATTTTAATAACGGATACTATAAATAGTAAATATAAATTATACTATTCAAGCAATAATTCTATAAAAATTAAAAAAAAATTAAATAAAGATAAAATTAAATTTAAAATAATTAATTTTAAATGCAATATGTATATTTTATCAATTTTTACTCAAGAAATATATAATAATAGATGCTTTAAGTCTTTATCAATTGATCAAATATGTAGTAAAAAATTTGATGGAAATATTTTTGAGATATATGATAAAATAAACCTAAATAATTTAATTAAATTTTATATTATTGATAGGAATCAATGTTGATTAAAATAGTATTACACTCTTCAAGAATTTGACGCTGTTCAATTTCAGTAATCGCTTTGATAAATTCACTACTATATTCTTTTGCTCTTTTGCCTCCATATATTGTAGGCAATACAATTGTATTTTTTTCATAAATGTCTTTTATTTCCAATATTTTTTGCGCCATTGTTAATTTACAGTTGCGTACATTTCGTATTGTTGGGGCTGTACCAATTAATATCGCATCGCAAAAATCATAAAAATCCGTTTTATGATACTTTGTTGTAGAACTTGTTTGAATACCGACATCCCTAATAGGTATGTGATATGGAATATATTCTTCATCTATAAAATATGGTCTCCAATGTTCATTTTTTAAGAATATGGTAATAAGTTTTAATAATCTACGAAATAACCAATCATCGCCAGATATTTGTTTTTCTTTGCTATATGCTTGATGCTCATGGCTATATTTAATGCCATATCGGATTAAATTTTCTATAGCGTTTTTCAAAACCTGTACAAATAATTTTCTATATGAATCTGGTAAATCTTCATCTTGTAAAAATCCTCTGGTTATTCCATTGTTTATTGTATCTAATTTTTCAACTGCGTGTTTTTCATAACCATCTTCAGTTAATCTAATTGCAGTATATAATATACATTTAATATATTGCTTTTTAATATCGATGGTTTTGAATTCTTCTCTTGTAAAATATTCATGATGTCGCTTTAGGAGATTTCTAGCAATCAATATTTTTCCAAGTATTTCGGTTTCCTCTATTGGCATAAATTCAGTCCCTATTGCCTCACACTCTTCTTGCTTTATCGCAATAAATGTTTTTAACGCATTGGATGCGCAAATACTATCAAATTTTTCTCGATCTAAAATGGCCTCTTCTCTATTCATAACTATGTATCTTGCAACTAATTTAATGGATGGATTTTTTAAATAAGAAATAAAAATATCAAATTGCTTAGGGTCGCCATATATTCCCGTAATCTCACAACAATCACCATTGCTCTTTGCCGTAAAATCAAAAAATTGAGTATCTCCATTATATGAACCACTCAACCACCCATATTCTTGGCTATCTATTATTAATTTATTTGATATATACTTAATTTGTGGTATTGCCACTATCAATTCAATCACTCTTGAAAAGGTAACCGGTATCGCAATCATTTATTGTAATTTTTTTTTGTGGTTTTTTTCTTGTAGTTTTTTTCTTGTAGTTTTTTTTGTGGTTTTTTTCTTGTAGTTTTTTTCTTGTAGTTTTTTTTTGTTGTTTTTTTCTTGTAGTTTTTTTCTTAAAATATTATTATAAATGCTTTTTATCCATAAATACTACTATATTCAAATATATTCAATTACTAGAAAAATTGAACAATTAAATCACTAGTGATACATAATGTATATAAATGTTTAAGTTTTTCATTTTCTATTTTAATTGTTAATAATCTAAATTTTGTCTTATCTAATTTTGATCTTATATCTTTTATAATGTCATGATATAAAACAATTGAATTTTTCATTTCAAGCTTTGCCTTATTTGCGCTTAATATATAATTATTAATTGATAATCCACAAATATCAGTTATATAATAAGTTGGCGGTAATTTATCAATTGAATAGGGCATATATGTCACATGCTCTTCATAAAATTCATTAAATGCCTCTATTAAATAATGTAACATTGGAATATAAGAATCAAATAATACTTCTTTTGTATATGGCGGGAAAGATGAATCGAGTGAATATATAATATGTGTCTCTGTGACTAAATAGCTATCATCTTGTTTAGAAATTGATATTGATAATTCATTTTCTTCTAATTTATAACCATAAAACGTAACCGAGTACATTGTTTTTATATATATTATATTTAATTAGATATTCAATTATAGTATTTTTTAGCCCCTACCCATTTTTTATATATTTAATATTAAATAAAAATAAATTTATAATATATAATAGTGATAATATGGATAAATTAGAAAAAAAATATAATAAATTATTTGCCACATTAGAAACATTAAATTCTGATCCTGAAGCAAGTCATATACACAGTGAAAACATTTATACCACATTTATAAATGACATACGTACAAAAAAATTTCAATCAATAGAGGATATAATATCAATTTCCACAAAAATAAATAAAAATGTTATCAAAAAAAAGATAACAAAATGGCATGCATAAAACACTTTTTTATGATATTAATCTTTAAAAATTGCAATATAATGATTATCACTATTAGATAAATTTGATTTCCATTTTATTTTTAAATTAGTTTTTTTATTAAATTCACCACAATCATTTATTAAAATTTTTAATGTATTTATATCTGCCTTATATATTTCTTTATATTTTCTATATTGATATTGTTTAGCATATGATTTAACACATCTCTCAACTTCATCAATATTATTAGTTTCATAGACATATAAAGGAACAATATCATCTTTTTTATCCCCATTATATTGCCTTAATCTTTGTTTTAAATTCTTAGTTTTGCCTATTTTGTAATGACCTATACCATCAGAGGCTTTTATTATATAAATTATACCTTTTGATGGATCTATTTTAGGCTTTTGGTTATTTTCAAGTTGCTTAATTTTATCTTCAAGTCCTTTAATTATATATTCTTTATACTGATCTATAAATTGTTCAAGTTCATAATAATATTCTCTAACTTGACTTGCTTTTTTTGTTTTACTTTGCATTGCCATTAATTTAAAACATTTAGGTGTTAATAAGATTGTATCTTTTGGTTTTCCTTTCATACCATTACTGGTTCCTTTTATTATTTTATAATCAATATTTTCTTTGTAAGAATATACTAAAGTTTCTTTAATATGACCAATTGTCATATTTAACCATTTAGCAATTGTATCAATATTTATTGAAAAATTATATTTATCCTTAGATTCATATAATCCAAAAAAATCATCTATAAATTCATTATTTATTTTTGTATGAATTTTTAAAAAATTAATTAAATTCATTATTTTCGGATATCCGCAAATAATATTTTTGGCCAAAAAATAGTAAAAAGTATCTTTATATATGGATATCATTTTTAAATAAATTAATTGCTGTTTGCGCAAGCATTTTTTTTTTATGATAATTTTCTTTACTAATTTTATTTTTTTTTTCAACCCATTCTGGATTTTGTTTCATTTTTTCATAGTATTTTTTTTTCATCTCACACACATAATCTGATTTTTTACTATAATAAGTTTTTATTGCTTTTAATTGCGCTTCACTTGTTTTTGGTTTTTTTGTAATATTAATATATAATTCACTTATTATATCAACCAATTCTTCTTTAGACTTAATTAATAATTCTTCTTTAGATAATATTTCTTGTAACTGTGCCATTTTTAATATCACTATATATATGCAAAAAATATTTATATGGTATAAATACAAAAAAAAATATTTTAATTTTATGCTTAATTTAAATAAAAGTAATGCTTATGCAATAGGTATTTAACTATTATTTAAAAGAGCAACTATATTTTGGGTAAAGCCTTTTTTAAAGGCTTCTATACGCAGTGGCTCGACAATATTTGGGTAAAGCCTTTTTTAAAGGCTTCTCTACGCAGTGAGAGCGACGCCTACGCTAGTGGCAGTTATAAATATTTCTCGAATGTTTTTTTGGTGAGTCCATTAGTGATCCCAACATTTGAGGCCGCCAAAGCTTCAATAAATGCATTAGAGGATTTAGTACTTTCCACCGCAACAATTTCCGCAAATTCATTACAGGTTTTGCAAATATAAACATTTCTATCTTCATTGCATATGGCAGGTTTTCCACAAGTTCGACAGAGATATATAAGTAATCCATCTGAATCCATACTATGTTTTTCATATGAATTAGCCATACTACCATGGGAATGTAAACACCAAGTCTCCATTTCTCCAATTCTTAATCCACCTTGTACGCTCTTTCCTCCCAATGGTTGTCCAGTAATTGGATCAGTTGGGCAACTTCCCGCGACACATTGTCCATCATCTAATACAAACTTTAATAATCGTTGCATATAACATGGCCCCATAAAAATGGATGCATTCATATACTCTCCAGTTTTTCCATTATATAATCTTTCTTTCCCGCTATAATGATATCCACATTTTATCATTTCTTCAATGATTTCATCATGATCAACATCTAAGAATGCGGTTCCGTCTGTAATGGATCCTTTTTTTGAGCAAATTTTTCCAATAATTGTCTCAATTGCTTGACCATTAACCATTCTAGTTGGAAAACTATGTGGGTTAATAATTACATCTGGGGTAATTCCACTTTGTGTAAATGGCATATCACTTTGTGATAATTCTTCGGCGACAATAGATTTATTCCCGCATCTAGATGCCATTTTGTCTCCGGTGCTTAATTTTCTATTATATCTTAATTTAACAATTCCAAACTGTTCATCATTTGCGCCTCTGGTTTCTATGACGGATACAACATAGGCGGGCTCATTTAATCGATACACAATACTTCGATCGGTATAGGTATAATTATCTCCGGCTAATTTTCCTTTATTAATTTTGGACACACGCCCAATAATTACATCTCCATAATTTACAATACTACCAACTCTGATAAATCCATTTACTAATTTTTCATAACTTGCATTAGGTTTTATATTCTTAGTGGTTAAAAAATCCGGATTACAAAATTTTTCACCACTTTCTAATTCTATCATTTCATATTTGAAAAATATTCCAGCAAATAATCCACGATCCGCAGAGGCTTTATTAATGATGGCAGAATCTTCTTGATTATTTCCACCATAACTTGTATATGCAATTATAATATTCATCCCATTAGGTGTTATAAATTTGTTTGTAAGGGTTCTTACAATAGGGGTCTCATTAAACCATTGAAAGAATTTATTTTTATCTAATCTCTCGGGATATGTTGGGGAATACCAACCACCGGCTTGTCTACTATGATTTGTGGACATTGTAATTCTTGAGGGTTGTGTATAATTTGCATACGGTGATGCTAATGCTGCCAATCCTAATACCGCTTGGGGAATTTCACAATGAGTATATACATTACAATAATCATTTTTATCTCTCTTCAAGACCTCAATTGATTTTGCAATCAGACAATTTTCTTGTTCTTCTGGGGTAATATATTCAAAAATACCTTCTTCCACAAGATCACTAAATATGATATCACCATTCATTAATTTATGAATATGTTCTGTTGTTAATCTAATATTTTGAATAAAATCTACAGTTGGTTCTTTTCCGGCTTTATGCGAGCGCATACAATCCGAGTCAAATTCTTCTAAATTATTATCAACAATAAGTAATGGTCGATATAATCTTCCAACATCTAGCCAAAATTCAACTTCATTTAAAAGTGTTTTCCAATAAATAGTCGTATGCATATCAACTATTTTTTTCTCTCTTCTTAATTTTCTATATCGATCCACTAATAAATTAGCATCTCTACTATATCCAATTAGATCACCATCTACATATATAAATGCCAAATTTTCTCTTAAAATTTGCTCAGATCTTATACTATCAATAGGGATAATATCTTTATCCATTTTTAAATAAAATTTCAAGGATGATGAATCACCCGCAGAACAGATGCCAGCAGTAATTGCAAGTTGTTTTTGCATCCCTACAGATTCACCAGTGTCGGCACTTTGTATTAAACAAATAAAACCGGGATACGTGGCATGTACTCTTCTAATTTCATCAGCTCTTTTGGTTTGCTTTGATGCATTTCCAGATTGTGGAGTTAATACCATCCGTAATGAACTTAATCGATTTAATCCATTTTTGATTTCTAATGTTTGGCTCGATACTCTATTTACAATACCTTGTCTTTTAATTGTGATGATATTATTTCCCGACGTGATTGATTGTTCAATGGCTTTATTAAAATCACTTACAATGATAGAATTCTTAAATGTGTCCATAATACTTGTTTTTGTAATTGTTTCCCATGGATTGTTTTTTAATTCTCGCCTAAATCCCGCCAATAATGATTTAATATGAATTACGTTAAAATCAGTTTTAAATGCCTTGGCTAAACTTAATGCCGCGTCATGCACTCTTTTATTGGAGTAACTATCTCGATCAGTTGGGGGGATTACTTTTAGATGAACAAGTAATGTTTTTCTAATAATTAATCCCAAAAATTTAAGCTTATCTTTATCTTTAATGTGTGGGAATAATGTTGAGTTTAATATTAAAATTAAATCTTGATTTGCCTGTTGAGATGCGCTATCATTCTTTCGATATGCGGTGTTTTCTGGAGTCAAATATCGATTTACTCTCTCTGCGGTCATTTGTATAATTTCTCTTCGCTCCATAATGTCAACGAGTGGCTTAAAATTTGCATCTGCGATATGCAATGCATTACATACAATTTCTTTTAGTTTAGTGGTAATTGGGCTTGTATCATTAATATCAAATACAATTGTATTTACAATATCCCTATCACTTGTCATCCCAAGTAATCTGTAAATGAGCCAAAATGGCAATCTTTTATTTGATAATTTTGTGGAATTGATCTCAATATTAATTTGGCCATTTATCATAAATCTTATTTTTACCTGTGATGAGTTTTCAAATGCGCCACCCGGTTGGGATAAAAATTCAGTTCTTACCGCCTCACCATTCTTATTCACAATATGTATATGTGAAATGTTATATTTAATATTTTCATTACTGACAATTACATAATCATTGTTTTTCATAATATAATACCCACCTTGATCATTTGGATCTTCACCGATTAATTTTAATCCATTTTTTGTCATATTGTGTAAATGACATCGATTACTACCAACCATTACTGGAAAAAATCCAATTGGCGTCGATGAAATCTCTGAAACTTTTTCTTCAGTTTGGCCATTTTTAAAATGGGCAATTATGGTTACCGTTGCGGATATTGTAATTTGCCCAGCATATGGCAAACCAGTTAAACGCGCTCTACTTGGAAATAAATAAGTATGTTGACATTCTGAAAATACTGTTTGTGTAGGCATGGCCATATTTATATTATGAAAATTAATCTTCATCTGATATGATTCAATAGGGGATTCTAATTGAAATTTTGACCCTTTATTTATATTTTTAATATGCGTATCAATCTTAAAATATTCGGTCATAATCCTAGATAAACCATGTTGGACAAAATTATTATATCCCTTCAAATTATGATTCACTAATCCATTTTCTAAAATAAAAAACTCAATCAATGAAAGCATATGCTTATTGTTTAAATCGTCATTTGATATGGTCTTAATATTATTATATATTTTACTTGGAATTAATACCGCTTTTGAAGCATGGCTTTCTTTTGAAGTATGACTATCTTTTGAAGCATGGCTTTCTTTTGAAGACATAATTGCCTTAATTGCCTACCCTTAATTGCCTATCCTTAATTGATATATATATATATATATATTAATATTTAATATTATAAATGCATAATTCAATTATATTTGAATTTAGGTATTTGTGTACATATAATACATAAATACAAGTATAATTACGGTTTAAAGCATTACAGTTTAAGTATGTCAATATTACAACCAGATAAATTTTTAATTGATTGGATAAATTTAATGGTATTGAATGAATTAGATAAAATCTCCAATGAAGACAATAGTTGGAATTCTTTATTAAAATCTAATGAAATACTTAAAACATATGAAGAGACAACTCTCAGTAAAACTGAAATTAAACAAATAAATGAAGATAAAAGCATTAAACTTGCCAATCCAATTATATTGCCTAAGAATGGCATTTCTTTATATGTTTTAGAACAACTATTTATTAGATTTAGAGGTGAATTTGATACTAATAAAGGAGAAATTAGTTCAATGTTAAACCATATATATATAGGAAATGGGGAAAAAAATTCTTTATTAGAATATAACAAGACTAAATTAAAAATGCAATTGAAACAATCTATTATTACTGATAAAGTTGTAATCGATAAAAGCAAAACACTTCCATTCAAAAAATTAATGATTATTATATGCAATTCTATTATATCCTATATTAAAAATCAAAAAAATCGATATACATTATCAATTGAATCGCTAAAGGAAATTATTTACAATCATTACTTATTAGTCCAAAAGCAAGAATTACTTGAATTACTTGAAACTATTGATAGAATAATACTAAGCAAACCAATTGTGGTTACTGCGGGCAAAACAAAAAAAACTGGCAAAGCCGGTAAAGAAAGCAAAGCTGTTAAAGCTGGCAAAGAAGTTAAAGCTGGTAAAGAAGTTAAAGCCAGTAAAGAAAGCAAAGCCGTTAAAGCCGGTAAAGAAGTTAAGGAAACAGTTACTAAGCGTAAAGCAAATGTAAAATCCACCAAGGAAGACACTGTTAATATTAAAGCAACTAATAGTAAGCGGGCAAAATTAATAATTCAAGATCAAGATAAAGATGAAGATCAAGATGATGAAGGGAGTGATTTAGATCAAGATGATGAGGGTGATCAATATGACGAAGGCGATCAAGATCAAGATGAAGATGAAAATAAAGATGAAAATCAAGATGAAGATAATTTAGATGAAGATAATTTAGATGAAGGGAGTGATTTAGATCAAGATGGTGAAAACAGTGATTTAGATGAAGATAATTGTAAAAGTTTTTCAAAACTTACTATTTCTGAGCGAAAAATTGAAGACGATGATAGCACGGTATCAACCATAGATAATGGGAGAGATAATGGTGAATATGAACTTGAAGGTGATACCGCATCTGATTCTGAAGAAGAATTAGTCGTTACTAAAAAATCTAAATAAATTGAATTAAGATTTTTTATAAATAAAAAATAGTAAATAAAACATATAAAATATAATATTATAAAAGTTATTTTTTTTACTATTTTTTATTTCATATTTTATATTTTTTATAAAAAATAACTTTATAAAAATTGTATAATATGAAATTAAGTAAAAATTTAAAAACATTATGTTTATTTGTTATAGTAATATTAATTATAATAATAATTATAGTAATATGTTCAGTAAAAAATGCAAATTCTTGTTGTTTAAAATATAATACATATTTATCTGGTATGTGGGTTGGAGATTTAGAATTTATAAAAAAAGCAAATTTATCAGATTTACAAATTTTTATTGCCCCAAAAGAACAGAAAAAAAGAAATGGGTATATCTTAATGGTTGATAAAAATAAAGAATTTATATTAAATCAACCAATTGAATTAGTAGAATTATCATCTCAGCATAAACAAAGATGGTCGGCAAATACCGCAAATAAAAAAATTGATGATGAATTTATGATCCAATTTCAATTAAACACCGATGTTAAAAATATATATCCCAAAAAAATGATATTTATACTTTCAATAATAAATGGAGTTTTAACTATAAGGGATGAAAACAATAAAATATATGCACTATTAACAAAAGATTTAATTGCATCCGCATCTGCAATATCTGCATATAAAGAATAAAACTCTTACTCTTTCAATAAATTGAATTTATCCTATACAGATATAGAAAATGTAATATTGTCAATAGGTGGGTCATCTTTAATATCTAAAAATGTATTATAAATAATATCCAAATCAATTTTTATTTTATTATTTTGGACATACTCATATGTTTTTCCATTATATGATGAATTATAACATTCAATTGAATGATTTTTATATAGATCAATGATACCTCTATGTAAATTGGCTATAATGGCAATTTCTTCATCCTCCATAATGGCAATTTCTTCACCGCCACTCAATTTCATTTTGGACAATTCTATAGTTGCGCTATGAACTGTATTTTTTTTTATATTAACATTTACTATAATATATTTATTCTGTATAAAAAGATTTCCAATTGTTTTAAATTGAATAATTCCTCTATATGTAATATTTACTACATCTTCATAGATAAGTTCATTAAATTTAATGCACATTGATACCAAGTGCTTTAATCTAGTATTGCTCATTTTTTGATTTGATGAATCGTTTATAATAAATAAATTACCATCAAATATAGCACAAGCAATTTGATTCATTATCTTATATATAATTAACAGTATTTAACTGTATACAATTTTATTTAATTTTATATAATTTTATATAAAATATATAGTATATATATACATTTAATATGAAAATCAAATATGCAGTATAGAGCATCTAAATTAAACTCCGATTTATCGAATATATCGGATACAAATGATTGGTCTTCCGATATTGAAACTGTATTGGAGCAAATAAGAGTGAATAGTGTAATATTAAGCAAAGAACATAAGACAAAATATTTATATTTAAAAGGAATATTAAGATATTTTAGGGTTCCAGTTATTTTAATTTCTAGTATCGCATCAGTTTCAAGTGTTGGATTACAAACATATATAGATCAACAATTAATATCTGCAATTACTTGCTTATTATCATTAACATGTGGTATTATTGGTAGTATTGAATTATTTTTAGCCATACAAACCCGTATGGAAAATGAATTAATGGCGTCAAAAGATTATTATATTTTAAGTATTGAAATTTTTAAGGTATTGACATTAGATAGAGAAAATAGATCAATTGGGGGTAAAACATTTTTAGAGGCATCTTATAGTACATATGTTAAATTGATTGAAAATAGTAATATTATTGATAATAAAATATCGGATAGATTAGCACATATTGATAAACATTCTAAATATATATTACCACTAAATACTAGAAATGGTGGTGGCGGTGATGGTGATGGTGGCGATAGTGGCAGTGGTGATAGTGGTGGCAGTGGTGATAGTGGTGGCAGTGGGGATAGTGGTGGCAGTGGGGATAGTGATATTGAGGATAGTTCTAAAAAAAAATCAAATAGTAAACAAACTAAAAAATTAACAACAAGTAAAATTTTAAGTAAAGTTTTAAATAATGGTAATCAATCTCCAAAAAAATATAGCTTTTTTGAATTTGGAAAACATGATGATATATTACGTATGTCATCAGTTGATGATATAATTGGAATAAATTTGCAAAATAAAAAACCTGATAATTCACCTAAGCCTGAAAGGCGCACAAAAAAAATAATTAATTCAACAATGCCTTCAATTAATTCAACAATGCCTTCAATTAATTCAACAATGCCTTCAATTAATTCAACAATGCCTTCAATTAATTCAACAATGCCTTCAATTAATAACATTCCAATGACTTCAATTAATAACATTCCAATGACTTCAATTAATAACATTCCAATGACTTTATTACAACCTACAAAATTAAAAAATAATTTAGACAATAATTTAGATGCAAATTTATTAGATATCAAAACAAATTTAGATACAAATTTATTAGATATCAAAACAAATTTAACAAATAAACTTAATTTGCTAGATAACAATATTTTAGATACAAATTTAAAAAATACCATTTTAGATAATAATTTAAATGAAGAATTTAATGTAGGCGTAAAATCGGATGATTTACTAGATTTAGAACAAATTTATGTAATTAATAATAAATTATTGTAAATAATTAATTAAATATTAAAAATAATATTTATATTAGAAAATAAAATTATGATAAATAATTATTGTAAATAAAAAGTATTGTAAATAAAAAGTATTGTAAATAAAAAGTATTGTAAATAAAAAGTATGATAAATAATAAAGCAAAAAGAAAAGGCCCCGGTAGGCCATCAATTAGACAACCACCTCCATTAATTGAAAAATTTGGTATAGTGGATGAGCCAAAAGATCCAAATAATAGGATTGAATTTGCCTATAGTGATCCTCTAGTATTTAAATCATTGTTTACCTATTTTAAGAATATAAAAGCACGTGAAATACATTTGCATTGTAGCAAGACTGGTTTAACATTTTATACAAGAGATCATTCAAAAACATCTCGGGTTGTTGCGGAAGTTGCGGGGTCTCATATTAATTGGTATTATTGCAATGATGATTATTGGTTGGGTATAAATAGAGATGCAATTGAAAAGATTTTTTCATCTATTGATAAGACATTTTATAAAATCACCATTATACAAACCCATGACGATATTGATAGTTTAACTTTTATATTTAAAGATGCCTATATTGAAAAAGAATGTCATTATAAAATTTCATTATCATATTACCCACCGGATACAGAATTATATGAAATAAAAGATATCATTACACCCGAATCATTATTGACTAATTTCCCAATTGAATTTACACTTACCGCAAAACAATTTAAAAAATCTATTGGGGATGCATCTAATTTTAGTGATAATATAACCTTTGAAAAATTAGGTGATCATCCTCTTCAATTGACATATTCCAAATCTAATTTAATTTATCATGAAATTTATAGATCTCCAAAAAAAATAAATTTAAGATCATCTATCTCAAACAATGAGACATTTCGGACAACTATTAAATTATTAAACATTAAATCTTTGGCGGCGAGTATGGTCACTGATGATGTTAGAATATTATGCCGTGAAGATGCAGATATACTGTTTCGAAGTGCTTTGGATGAAAAAGCACTTGTTGTCAGTACCATCACCAAATTATATTAAAAGCCACTAGCGTAGGCGTCGCTCTCACTGCGTAGAGGTCGCTTTTTTTAAAAAAGCTTTACCAAAAATATTTTTCTTTGCCTCCTCGGACAAATTCAATATTATTGAATTTTCCAAAAGAGTTTTATTTTTTTCTTTGTCTCCTTTCTTTTGAAAAAAGAAAGAGTTTTATTGAATTTTCCAATTTTCAAAAGAAAGAGTAAGAAAGAGTTATATTTGAATTTTATAATTTAATAGTTAAAACTATTACAATAATAGTAAAAAGATAGATCATTCTATTGTGCAAAAATGTGGTCATTTTTATCTGGTATGTTTGGGGGAGGCAAATGTGCGCCTTCTTCTAGAATAGAGGAATTTAAATTTAGCTCTGAAGGGTATACAATTATTGATGTTGAAACCCGCGATAAAATGTTTGAATTATTTATTGAAAGCGGTGGAAAAGATACATTATTTAGAACACAACAAGATGGCTATATTTGGTCAATTACAATTCATTATGATAGGATATTAAGCAAAGAATTAAACTCTGATATATCTTTTATTCCACCAAATGCAAGTGATCGTCATGGATATCCAATTAATACTGATTATCCAACTAGCTATGAGTGCCCAATTGATCGTAGATATTTATGCTCATCATCAACATCGCAAGAGAATTCATTTGATAAACATTGGATATTTGATGAGTGTAAGCGATGTAGTTATTTCTTTGATTATTTCTTGGGGGATAAGTATTTAGTCGCCACGGTATTAAATAATCCAAAACGGCCAACTTGTTTTATTGATACATTAGAAAAGCATGATAGATTTAATAATATATTTGTAGAAAAAACAAGCTTTCCTGATTATAAAATTTCAGTTGATTGGGAATCATTTTACACCCATTTTAATTCATTGGTTATGTATAAAACATTTCATTATAATGTTTCATCTCATTATGACTATTGTGAAATGACTTTTAATTTCGAAAAAGGTGAAAATTTATATCATACTAGATTATTATCAGAGGATGAAATTGATCAAATTTATATTAAAAATGGAAAACAGCCTCTATTTAATGAATTGATTGATGTTATTAAGGATGAATGTGAAAGCGCTCATGATAAAGAATCTTATGATAATCATCATTATAGTGATAAAGAATTAGATAACTTTAATAATTTATATATATTTATTCCAGATTATGATTCAGATATTACAGAAGAACATTTTATTCAAAAAAGCCAATATGATGAAAAAATGCTTGGTGATAAGAGAATTATAAATTTATCAAAATTTGCAAAGCTAAAATTATTAATCAAAATATTACTAAATTTTGATGATATGGATAGCATTGAAAAATTCAATCAAATGGTTGATACTATTAATTTAGCATATCAAACTATTTATGATTTTGAGGATATAGTATTAAGATTTGATATTGAATCAATTAATAATGGATATGATGCATGCAAAGCAATTCTCAAGAGAGAAGGCGAAAGCGAGGGCGAAAGTGAGGGCGAAGGCGAGGACGAAAGCGATACCAAAGGGTAATTAAATTGCATTTTCAATATTTTTGCAAAAAATGATAATGATACAGATAAATATAAAATCTAATATGTTTTCGATAATATCATTTTTGGAATTTATACTTGAATTAAATACACTATTTAATAAACTTATTTTTTTATTTTTTTTTAAGTTTATTTGATATATTAATAATATAGATATTAGAGAGAATATATTAAATATTTCTAATTGTATTGAATTATTAGAAAATAAAATGGAATTTATATTCTCATTATAGGCAATATCATACATTTTGGAAAAATATATATTTGTTATTGTATATAATTTAATCGTATGGCGAAAAGACAATTTCATTATATTATATCATATATTATATAGAATATAAATTTATATATTTGAATACAAATTTATATATTTGAATACATATTTATATAATATTACTATACTATATAATACTATAATGTCAGAAAATTTATCAGTATTGACAAAGAAACAATTACATCAAAAATGCGAAGATCTTGGTATTATAAAGTATAAATCAAAAAATAAAAATGATTTAATTGAATTGATTCAAAAAAATTTAAAATTAATTCATTCTAAAGAAGTAAAAGAAGTAAAAGAAATAAAAGAAATAAAAGAAGTAAAAAAAGTAAAAGAAGTAAAAGAAATAAAAGAAATAAAAGAAGTAAAAGAAGTAAAAGAAATAAAAGAAGTGAAAGATATGAAAGATTTATATACTATAGATGTATTATTGGAGTGCTATTATGTACATAAAAATTATGTCTCAAAAAGAAAAGAAATATTAAATGGTTTAAATATTTCTTTTAGATTGCCAGCAATTCCAGAAGATATAAGTGAAAATTTAATTAAATTTATGATTCATAAATATGGAGATACTAGTTCTAATTGGTCATGCAAAACTGGTGATTTAGTTTCGCATATTGAAGGAAAGCAAGAGTGTAAATGTTTTACAAGTGATGGTCCAATTTCATTTACACCTAGTTCAGATTGGGATATTATCTATTTTCTTGATGCTAGAAATTGGATACATGATAATTTTATATTATATAGAGTAAATTTGCAAAAAAAATCGGATGAATGGAGTAACTTGCCAATTAGTAAAACTCAAAGTTTTAACGATCAATGCTTACAGGGAAGACGACCTAGAATTAATTGGAATGCATTAAAGCCACATATTGAAAAATATTCTCAAATCATTTTTGATGGTAATATAAAACTCTTTCTTAAAAAGAAAGGAGGCAAAGAAATGGTGTAAAACTCTTTCTTAAAAAGAAAGGAGACAAAGAAATGGTGTAAAACTCTTTCTTAAAAAGAAAGGAGACAAAGAAAACAACCGCTATTCAATTAGTAAATCCATAATTTTGTTTGCTAATAATTCTATAATTGGGATGGATACAGCATTTCCCGCCAATGAATATAATTTATTATTTGATATATTTGGCAATATATAAGAATCTGAAAATCCTTGCAATCTAAAACATTCTTTTGGCGTCAATTTACGAATTCCCCTATCATCTAAAATAATAGGAACATTATGTCCACCACTTCCCATATTTGCCGTTAATGTTGGGCAAACACTATTTTTATTTTCTCGGATATAATATCTCCTATATTGATATACTGTATTAGTTGATATGTGTTTTGTTATATCTTTTTTTAATTTATCATATATCGCGGATGATTCAGTATAATAATATTTATCGGGGATATCTGTATCTAATAGTTCTATAATTGGAATATTATCTATTCTTGGAAAATCAAATTCAAATTGATCGTGCGTGTTTTTATTTTTAAAGCATACAATATATATTCTTTCTCGATTTTGTGGGATGGTTGTTATTGTACAGGTGTTTAATATTGAATACTTAATATAATAATTTAATTCTGTTAATTTGTTTATAATTGTATCAAATGTTTTTCCATGATCATGACTTTGTAAATTTTTTACATTTTCCAATATGATTATCTCTGGTTGATTGATTCGGATAATGGATAATATTTTCCAAAATACATTACTTCTTTCATCATCAAATCCTTTTTTCATCCCGGCAATACTAAATGGCTGGCATGGAAATCCACCAGTTATTATATTGGATTTTGGAATATCTTCGTCTTTAATTGATATCAAATTTTTTTTTGTCAAATTCACCTTATTATTTAAATTAAATATTAATTCCGAACTATCCAACAAATCATTTGCAAATATAGTTGTCACTTTATTTGTTTTGTGAAAAGCATAAGAAAACGCCCCAGTTCCAGAAAATAAATCCACTAGGGTAAATTTATTATTTTCACCATCTTCAATTTTGACTTCATCATTTTCAATTTTAATGTCATCATTTTCAATTTTGATAGAGGTGGCATTTTTTGCTTCAATAAGTTCAATAAGTTTGCTTTTTGTTTTTGATTTGCATTTTGTAATTTTAAGATCTTCACATTTTTGTAAAAGTTCTAATTTTGATAATTTAGATAAATCTATACTCATTTTTATACTTGTATACTATATACTTTTTATGTATACTATATATAGTATATATTATGCATTTCAAATATATTATATACTATATAGAATATAATAGACTATAGTATAATGAATTATCCTATCAATATAATTATATGGTTTATGGTATTCATGATATTAATACTTATTATTGTATATATTATTTTACAATGTGGTAATAAATATAATATAAAAAAAGGTGGCCATGGGCATATATTACATAGTAATATATTACATGAGCATACATTACATGAGGGTGAAATGTATTATTCAATATGCAATCATGATTATGGGTTAAGATATGAAAAACTAGAAGAAATATTAAAACGGCATAATTTTATTAAATTGAGTGCGGATAATCCAGTTCATGTCTCATTTGGGTCAAGTGAAAAGTCCACTATCCAAAATGGAAAAAAAACATATCATGATCCATTATTCATCACGCAACACGCCGGAATCAAAAATACATTAGGTGGCCAAAGACAAATTATTGAAAAATCAATGTTGTTTAAAACAATCAAACACTTAATCCCTAATGGTGAAAAATATTTGCCAAAAACATATACTATTGACGAGTTTGAACTCACACTTGCGGAACTCACACTTGCGGAACTCACACTTGCGGAACTCACACTTGCGGAGGCAACCCCAAAAAAATCAATAGCGTATATTTTGAAGAAGAATAAAACATCAAAGCAACAAGGCGTTAAAGTTTTTTTTGACAAAAATGGGTATTATAAAGCAAAGAAAGATTTGGAGATTACAGATTTAAAGGGAAGACATGGTCAAAATGCAATTGTTTCGGAATATATATTAAACCCCAAAACAATAGAGGGTAAAAAGTTTAATATTCGCCTATTTGTAATTTTAAGTATAGAAAGTGGGATTAAACGGTGTTATATACATGATGAAGTTACAATTACCACTGCATTACGGCAATACATTCCTGATGATTGGGAAAATCCAGAGATACATATTAGCGGTGGTAAATACACTGAGAAGTATTATAAGTGGCCACAAGATGTATACGGCGATGAATTGCCATCTGACGCAAAGCATAACTTTGCGGAATTTAAAAAAACATTAGCGATGGGAATTGCCCTAACCGATATGTCTATCTATAATGAATTTTTTATTGGGTATAAAGTATTTGGCGTCGATGCTATGGTAACTGAAAATAATCATTTTTTTATATTAGAGGTAAATAATTGTATTGGCTTTGGCTGTGCGGGGTTTGGGATTAAAGACAAAATAGAATGTGATCAATTTGAAAATAGATTCTCTGAAGATTACTTTTCATTTATATTGGATAGTGTAGTTTTTCCACCATTGGGAATAAAACGGCGCCCAATTGCACTGGCGGAAGTAATAACCATTGGGACACTATCTCCATTCTCTGGAGTATTAATTGGTAGCAATCAATGTCTATTAGTTCCTATATCCAATGCATCACCACATGAAATTGATGAGGCAAAAAAAATTCATTTTTATCATTTATCATTTGATTCTTTATTGGATCATTATACAGATAGTAAGAAGTGCAATATATTTCTTATCAAAAATAGAAAATCCATAATAGGTTATATAGGGGTTGGGCATTTAAGTTTAGACGAAGACAAAAGTAATAATTTGTTAACTATTGCCATAGATGCTCAATATCAAAATAGAGGAATTGCCACAGCGATGATTGCGCAAATATTAGAAATATATTCAGTGCGGAATTTTGTATCAATAAATAATGACAGTGGTAAATTATACATGAAAAAACCACCAGTGTCTATATTTATTGATAAGATTGCGCATAGATTAAATTTTACACTAAAGAATAACATATATGAACGTCCATATAAAATAAAAAACACAACATTAGATAAAATAATACAGAATAAATTATTAACCTGTAATGTAAATATTAATGATGGGACAATTTCTGATGTATTATTAACATTAATTCATCCATATATGGTAAATACAATATCACAATTTGTGCATTTATCATTTACAACAATTGATCGAGAACATTATAAAATTACACATGCATCCACGGGGAGCAAATTTGGCCACCATTATATAACACAAGGCGCGGAATTAAAATCTAGTCTTAATATAAAAATATTATATGGCGCAATATTAAAAGAATATATTGGGCATGATTATTTTGTTACAAAGGATAAAATATATTCAGATGATATTATTGGTGTAAATATTGATTTTGTTTTATATATGAGAAATGGATTAAAAATGTGTTATGTTATGGATTCTCATTCATATGATAAAATGTCACCAAATGGAGAATACACAAACATATCGGAAAAATCAATATCAAAACATATAATGATAAAAATAAAAGAATTTACACAAGAAATTGCTCAATTAATTATAAAGAATGATTTTTCTATATATAAAGAATCAAATGCGGGATTTAATGTATTTCGTATATATGCAAAAGTAAATGATAATGAATTAAAAATACACAATGAGTTAAAAATACATAATTGGGTAAAAATACAGTTATGTAATCCAAGTATATTATTAATAAATTATAAAAATCAATCAAAGGCGGATTATGATCAATATATTAAACAATTTAGTAATAAATATTATCAATGGTTATGCTATTGTGTCATATATCCACATTTTGGATTACTAAAGCATAATCAATATATCCCACCTATTGCAATGGAATTAATTCATACAAATCAAAAATTACAAGCGACAATTCTCACAGAATTAGTATTGGAATTTAATGAAAAAAGGGATATAATTCAGATTTATTTATCAAATAAAAAAATTGGAATTATTCATACTACATTACATACTACAATAATAGATTTGCCGTATATATTTATGGATCATATAGAATTAGATATTCAATATAGAAAAAAAAATATTGCCATTAATGTATTATTTTTATTTATGGACATATTAGGCGCATATTATGCACCATCTCCAATACTATTATTAACTAAATATTGCAAACAAATGCATAACATCGCATTCGAATTAGAATTCGCAAAAATGGGTGATATATATATGAGAAAATGCAGAAACTAATATTGCTCAGAAACTAATATTGCTCAGAAACTAATATTGCTCAGAAACTAATATATATCCTTTTACTATAATTATTTTCAACTTTAATTAAATCTTTTGCAAAATTTTGTAAAAATAATTCAATATTGTTATATTTTATCAATTGAGAAACAACTTCATTATTTGTATATATATTATAAAAATGATATAACTGATTATAAAATATAGAAATATATTTACCATCATTGATACCATTTAATATTATAAATTCATATAATTTGTTGATAATGTTTAAAGACTCTCCTAGTGGAAATGGCTCAATTTTCCCTAGTGGAAATGGCTCCATTTTCCCTAGTGGAAATAAATAAGTTTGTACTTCTTTTATTTCTGGATATTTAACATTAAATATCTCTGGATATTTAATATTAAATGATAACATACCATTTAAATGCATGTGTGGGGTTAAAAAATTAACTTTTTTTTCATCAATTAATGTTATTATTTTTTTATATAAATTTTTTATAATTATTTTTTTATTGCGAATATATTTATTTTTATGAAGCATTACGCCTAAATTTGTACATAATATATTTTGATTATTTAATTTCATACAAATTTGATTTAATGCTTTTATAAAATAATAATCCAAATTATTATCATTAATATTTTGAATTATTTGATCTAAAAATTTTACATTACTCATTTTTTTTTGTCTCCTTTATATAAAAATAGTTTTATACTTTTATAAAAAGTTTTTTTGTCTCCTTTATTTTTTTATCTCATTTATTTTTTTTATCTCATTTTTTTTGTCCCATTTATTTTATCTCATTTTTTTTTATCTCATTTTTTTTGTCTTCTTTATTTTTTTTATCTCATTTATTTTTTGTCTCCTTTATTTTTTTTATCTCCTTTATTTTGCCTCCTTTTTTTTGTAAAAAAAGAGTTTTGTAAAAAAAGAGTTTTGTAAAAAAAGAGTTTTGTAAAAAAAGAGTTTTAT